TGACACGCCATAATTGCTAAACCAGAACTAATAGCGGCATCAAACTTTGTTCTATTATTTATATCAAACTTAGACCAATCATTTAAAGTATCGTTAAAATACATATTGCCGTAAACACCTTCAGCTATTAAGCCAACATGGTCGTTGATATACATTTCAATTGCAGCAGCGTGTGCTTGCTTCATATCCATACTAGAGTTTGGTATACCACCTATTTCTTTTTCAGTTATGGAAAGCTTATTCCATAATCTGTCAGGCCGGTTCATCGAATAACCTCTGTACCCTCTTCTTTTAAAATGATACAATAACCTAGGTTTGTTATTCTCAGCAAGTATTGGCATTCCGTAAAACACGCACGCCATTAGTACGTCTTCGAAAAATATCTCTGCTGTTTGAGGCCTAGCTATGTATTCTAAAAAGAATGAGCTAGGTGGTGCATCTTCCATTGTAAACTTAGTAAGTCCGTGTAATGCACCTTTAGAGCCCTTGCCGTCAGTCGTTCCTGAAATATCGTAGCTATCACAGCCAAATGCACCTATGTGTCCGTTGGCTGGATATTTAATACCGTTTTTAGTTATCCACTTATTTTGAAGATGCGCACCAGGAATCCATGATACTTTAAATCTACCTTGAGGGCTTGGTGTAAATATTACATTTGTATCTTTTACACCGTTAACCCACTGAAAATTACCCTGTGATATAATATTACTATTACGCAGATCTTCGTTATAATCAATCTGTTCGTATATTTTTGCTAAATTAAATATACTATTTTTTGTTTCATCTCTAAAAGCGTGCTCTTCTGTACGCGGAAACTGACGATAATATTCGTTTAAAGCGTCTTGATCGTTTCTTAAACCTTCAACTTCGTTTTCCCAGTAATTTATAACGCCTTGTTCTATTTCATCGCCCCACGGATCAACAACTTTTTTTCTAGGATTATTAAATACAGGTTGCCCGTGTTCATCAATAAAACCTTCATAGTTCCATTCCATAGGTATAAACAAAGAATATAAACCAGACTTTGTTTGTCCGTTAGAATTACGCTTAGTTACATCTGAATCGTTATATAACTTTTTAAAGTTATCACCACCTTTGTCTAAAGCGTTCGATGTTGAACCCATCATACACTTACCTATAATACGTGCACCAAGTCTTAACGTTGTTTTGGTAACTCGCCAGTTATTGAGGATATTGTCTGGTCTTTCCCATTTACCACTTTCGTCATGGACAAGCAGCTTAAGCTTTTCGCCATCGTAAGAGTTGTCGCCAGTGTTTTTCCAGTCAATTGTTGTATCAAGTCCTTCAAGCTCTATTTGCTTTTCTTGCGACTGTATGGATTTCCTAGTGAGCTTAGAAGCTGGAACTCTATAAGCAAGTTCGGTCTTTGGCCGATCCATACCGTCCTGTATAGGTTTGAAGAAAAACGGATAGTTAACTGAGATGGGGACAACCTTGTCGGTGAACATTTTCTTCGCATCAGCACCTGTTTTTGATAAGATACCAAATCTGGCGTCACTTGATATGGTTGCCATGTTGACAGTTTCACCGGATGCCATGAACGAAAATCCACTCCGTCTGTTTTTAAGATAGCACATTCCGTAGCTTCTAGTATCAGCTTTGCATGCTTCCCAGAATATAAAGAAGAGTCTATTTGCTTCTCTATAGTCAGGGTGTCCGACATCAATCTTTGACCATTGCAGGTACATGTAATGAGTACCAGTAATATAAGTTGGTACATCTTTGTTATAAAACCAATATCCACCTTCACGCCTGTTAAATTCTTCGTCAATATAACCTTCCCACTTTGCTTTAAACTCGTCCGGATAGTTTTGCCAATCAAATATACTCTTAATATTTTTAAGCTCCTTAGGATAGTCCGAAACAGTCCATTTGTTAGGTCCCTTTTTTAAGGATTTAGGCTCAGGCGGTAATGCAATATGCAAATTTTGTATTTCAATAACCTGGCCTATCTGACCTGTTCTACTTATTACAATAATATCGTGTTCTTTATTGTAACCGTATTTCCAAGCTTTAGATCTATTTAATCTGTTTATAGTTGTAAACTTTACGGGCTCTACAACTTTTACTAAGTTCTGCTCGTACATTACTTAGATCTTTTTTCCGCAAACCCAGAAAATGTTTTCTTTTCGTCTTCTTCTTTAGGTTTGTTTTCAAGAATACGCTGTTCTTCTTCAATACGTGTAAGTATTTCAAAAGCGTCGAATATTGCTAGCTTTTTAGTTGCCGCTGCGTTTTTTAATCTATCAGCAGATACATCATCTTCTGTATTAGTAATGATTTTTTCTTCTGCTACTTTAATTAATTCATCAACTGCTTTGCGACCAGCTAGGATTATATTCTTTTTCGTCTCCTTGATATTCATATTTAATTGTAATTCTTTGTAGCGGCACTCTATATAATCGCTCGCCTTCAATATTAAATTCGTATTCGCTGCTTGGCGCAAAACCTACTAAATCATTTTTATAAGTATCGTTATAAGAATATTTAACAATACCTTTTAGTGGTTCTTCTTTTTCTAATGAAAGATTATCTTTACTGGCAATAGGCTTTATAAAACAAAAACCTTCAACGCATTGCCATTCTAATTTACGTTTGTACGCATATATTTGATCTGGCTGTGCAAAAAAATTATCTTCATTATAATAAGACTTGCTGTTTTTTTCATTACCACGTATATCTCTAAACCTACGAAATACATTGTGATGCAAAATAACTTCATCACCTACTTTTATTTCTGTAGCAGAAGCAATAGGTAACGCTGTTACAACACCGAGTCGGCTGGTATATTGATGGTTTTGAACTTCTGTATTTAAAAGTAACTCTTTGCCGTCTATTTCTTTTTTACTTGATGACCTAGATACTTTAGGCTTCACCATAAAGTTAAAGACGCTTTTCATTAGTACTTTAAATCATATTCAACAGAAACCGCCATGTTTTTATTAAAATCTTTCCAAGGCATTACCTCGTCAGACTTTTGAATATAGATAGAATACTTATCTTCCTCTTCTATAATGTTAACTATAGTATGACCGCCGTAAACTTCTTGCCCAACAGAATAGTGCATAGCGTCATTCTTATAGTCCTTACCAACGCTTATTTTTCTAATTACTTGCATGGGTAAGCTCTCCTGTCATTAAATCAATTTCTTGATTATCATATTTTTTTTCAAGCAGTTGCTTTTCTGCACGTAGTTTGCCAATAAGGTTTTGAGCATCTAATACAGCATGCTGCTTTTGCATTTCTAATGTACCAACAGCTAGCTGCGCTTGATTAATATGTCTTACTAAAGTCTGCAAAGACTCTAGTTCTTTTTTAGTTACTTTTTTCATTTAATTAAATTTAATTATATTTTTTTTATTAGTAAAGCGCTACAATTTCAGTAGCATTACCGCTAGAGGCGAAGTTTCTTACATGCTTTACAGCAATAGGTAAAAAAGTCCCAGCGGGTATACTTTTAAAAGCTACCTCCGCGGTATCATCAGCCATTGTTATTTTTAAATCACCTGCGCCCCCTACATATAACGCGGCCCCGTTTAAATCAACAGTCAAGCTTCCTGCGTTGTGAGCTTCTGGAGTTACGCTAACCGCTTCTGTAGCATAACCTGTTGTTGCTATATTTCCCATTTATATTTTTATTTTTTAATTAACAATTCCATCTACGGCGAGCCGCGCGACCTCTTTCGCTTTTCCAGCCTCTTGAGCGTGCACAAAAAGATTTACGACGTTTCCAGGCTTTGCTGCCTCTTTTTAATTTTTTAGGATCAGTAGTAACAGCTGTTTGTAGTTTACTGCCTGGATTATCTCTTTTATATTTATCTACGCCTCTTTGTGACATACCACCACCTGCTTTTGCACCTGTACCGGTAGGATTAGCTTTATTATAATAGCCTAATGACTTTTTACGAGACGGTGCACCTTTGCTTTTTCTTCTTCTTCTTCTTCTTCTTTCTAAAGGCGAAGAGTGCGGGCAAGGACACTCTTGTCCTCTTCCTATCGCTATTTTAGTTATAGGTTGTCCGTGCATAATTTACTCTTTAGTTTTGTTATAAGCCTCTTTTTCCCAAGGCAAGTTTTTAGCACCCTCCATCATATTTTCCCTTTTATATACTCTAGCCGGAGATTTAGTCGTAGGCTTCCAGGTAACTGTTTCACCATTATAATCTAAACGACCTTGACGCATTTGGTCTATATGAACTTTTTCGTGCGCTACCGCTTTGTTTATTTCATTTTGAGATAAACCTTTTTTAACAAATATAGTACCGTCACGATTAGCCTCACCCATAATACCCGGCTCTAAATTTTTTTCAAATACCGGAGTTCCATATTCTGAAGTTTCTTCGTTCATTCCGAATACCTCCGCTATTGATTTAAGTTTAAAAGCCATTATCTATCTTTATCTTTAATCATATCATCTATAGCTTTATTATAAACTTTATCAGTATATGATTTATTTTTATAAAACTTACTTGACGGTCCAATAGGCAAATCTTCGTAACCCAGCATTACATTGTACATGCGGGTAATTAAACGTTTACCTTTTGATGAAACCTTAAATACACTATATTTAATTGTAGTTCTATTGCGATGTCGCCAAACATCTATCCAGCCTTCGCTTCTTAAGCGTTCCCACCGTTTTTTATCCCAGGGAAAAGTGTAAGTGCCGTTAATAAAATCATCACGTGTAAAACGACCTTTACAATCTAAATAGATAAGCAACTCGAGGTCAGCGTCTAAAATATTATAGGTTTTGCTCGCCCATTTGCGAACAAGCCTATAATACTTAAACAAATTTATATCTCGTAGATCTTCCGGCGTTAGCCTCATTCTACAATAACAATATCGCCGAGACTGATAACGTGATACAATTCGTCGTTCCATTCGATACCGTGACCAGCATGCCTATCATAGCGAATAACATCTCCAGCTTTAATGCCTTCAATCTTATCACCTACACTAACAACTTCAGCCTTTAAGTACCTAACGTCTTTATTTTGATCTTCAGTAAGCTCTAACCCGCCTACTTTTTTTGGAGCCTCTTTTATCTTGCGAATGACTATAAAATAATTAATTGCTTTCATGTTGTTTCTTTAATTCTTTTTTAGCCTGTTTTGCAAGTCGAGCCTGCTCCATCTTACCCATAACCTTTGCTCTTTGCTCTAATACAGTTAGTATTTGTATTTTACGAGCATAAGGTTTATTTATTTTTTTTACTTTTGCTATAGTTCTTTTTGCATCCGCTACTGTAGCAAATTTAATACTTACCGTATCTTTCGGGTTTTCGTCTGTATATAAACGTCTACCGCTACCTTTAGGTTTTTTACCTGTACCAACTTTAGGATCTGCCATCTTCAATACGCATGTTAGAAATTATACAATCTGCAGATATAATTGTTGTAGCAACACTTACTGCATTTTTAAGTGCCGTTTTAGTTACAAGTACCGGGTCTATAATACCCGCTTTTACCATATTTACTATTTTGCCAGTTTTAGCATCCACTCCTTTGTTTTTAGAAGCGATAGGTTCGGATAATAAAATACCTGCATTTTCCATTATAGTATTAAATGGAGAGCGAATTGCAGTTAATAACACTTTATGACCTGGACTTTTAGATTTAATTTTTTGCGAAGCGTGCAATAACGCGCTGCCACCACCAGCTACAATACCTTCTTTTAATGCAGCCTGCACAGCATAAATAGCATCTTCAACACGATCTTTCTTTTCTTTTAGTTCGACGTGCGAGTTAGCCCCAACGTATACGATCCCGACACTACCGGAGAGCATGGATAAACGCTGCTCGAGCTTGGTCTTAAAGAATCCGTTAGTTTCTTCGCTGATTTTTTTGCGCACGTCTTCAATGCGCTCTTGCAGTAGTTCGCGGTCAACATCTGTTTGTAAAACTGTGTTTTTGTTATTAGTGACTGCTTTTATAGCGGACCCTAAAACGGAGGGGTCGATCAGGTCTAAATCATCGCCCAACTGCTCATTAATAATTGTAGCTCCAGTTAATAAAGCTAAATCTTCTACTGTGTCCTGTTTTGTAGGCCCAAACCCGGGTATATCGATAATATTAACCTTAATATTACCTTTTACTTTATTAGCGATTAACGTTTGGTATGGTTGTTGTTCCACGTCCGCTATAATAAGCAAAGCTCTATTGTTTTTAATAGCATATTCTAATATAGACTGTATGCGTCTAATATTAGGTATTGGTGAAGTTACTATAAGTACTAGCGGGTTTTCTAGCTCTGCAACTCCTTTATCTTTATTAGTTAAAAGATGAGGTGACTTTATGCCTGAGTCAAATTGTGTGCCCTCAACAAAATCAACATACGTTTCATTTGTTTCGGACTCTTCCATTAAAACGATACCATCTTGTCCAGCCTGGCTGAAAGCTTCACTAATCTTGTCTCCAAGTTCTTTGTCGTTGTTACAGCTAATGTATGCAACTTGCTGCAACATTTGATCAGCAACCGGTATACTGGAATCAGTAAGATATAAACTGATTTCCTTAGCACAATCTTCAATGCCTTCTTTAACGATTCTAACTTCTGCTTCATCTTCTAATTTATTGTATTCTGTTAAAATAGCATGAGCAAGCACGGTAGCCGTTGTGGTACCATCGCCTGCTTCACGCACTGTATTAGCCGCAGCCTCTTTAATAAGAGTTGCACCTATATTCTCGACCGGATCTCTTAAGACTACGCTTTCCGCAACGGTTACACCGTCTTTTGTAATTACCGGCCGGCCCGTAGCGTCTTCGTATATCACGCATTTACCTGAAGCGCCTAATGTGGACTTCACTGCGTCCGTCAACTTATTGACGCCGGACATAATTTTTGTATTGGCAGCATTGCCAAATGTAAGATCTTTAACGATCTCGCTAGGATTATGATATTGCATTATATTAAATTAAATTAGTTTTAGTTTACTCGAATGTTTTAATGACCTTAGGCCCTTTAATGAATTCAAGCTTTTTCGAATAGTGCTCAACAGATTTATCGATTGCTAGTTCAGCACCTTCAACTGTTTCCCTGCGAGTTACATCTTTCCAGGAATCTTCCCAACTAAGCTCTGTTTGATAGAAGCCGTTAGGCAGTTGAACAATTCTCCAGTTTTTCTTTGCCGAAGCATGTTCCCAAAAAGATTTGGTTTCTTCGGATACTTGTTGGTTACCACTTGACGTAGTGGTAGTACGGTAATAAAAAGTCATTTGGTTTTAATTTATGGTTATTATTAATTTTTATATGTTAGTAAACGCTTCTTTTACAAAATGTGCGTTATTAAGTTGAGTTTGGGATAAGGTTATAATAATATCATCAGTGCCTGTGCTTCCGCCAACATCACCACCTTGAATTGTTAAAGTTTCCCCTGCTGTCATAAATGTTCCAGCGCGGTCTACTGTAATACTAGTTATTGCTCCAGAGCCTATAACTATGTCAAGACGAGGTATCTGTGACGCTGTTTGTCCTGTTCCGCTATATACAGGCGTTTTATTATTATAAGTACCGTTAGTAAAGCTGCCTCC